ACACAGACAGCAGATACCGTTCTTGCGTAGGCAACGTCGGCCCGGTGTAAATGCCCTGATTGCGCTGGCCGATGAGTTGCGTGGCCTCTAGCGCGGTGCCCAGGTATGGGTTATAGACGGGCGGGCCCGAACTGCCAATGGAGGCGTCCCCAAATAAGTTGCTGGTGCCAAAAGAACCCGGCACGCCAGTGCGAAAAAAATGCTGTGTGTGATGCCGCCCTTGCTCGACGGCAGCAGCCACCTCGGCAACGGACCTAAACGGCATCAGGGTCCTCCATCGGTATCCACTCCACCTCGTCGGGTGACCACTCCACGCCCCCGTCGGGATGCTCCGAGCAGGCCGACAGCTCGTTGTCCGTCAGTGTCAGCAGCTCACGGCAGTGAGCGCAGCGGTACACCACATCAGTCCACCGTGGCAGTCATGGCACCAGCAGCAAACTGCGGCTGAATGCCGTTGGAGATGGACAGGCTGGCGTTCAGTGCGCCTTTGAGCAGCAGGTTGCCCGCGCCTGTGGAGTCCGTGCCGATGCCGAAGTGCGTGGCCGTGGCGGTGCCCGCCGTACATTGACCGAACTGCACCAGCGCGGTGTTGGCGATGGTGGAGGTTGTCCGCGTCCAGCCGCCTGCCGTGCGGTTCACGGCCACGCGGGCGTAGCCGGTGTAGCTGATCTCGTTGGTGCTCTGGTTGCCCGCCTCTCCAGGGTCTGCGCTGTGCAGCGAGATGTAAAACGAACCCGCCGTGGCGCTGTTCTGCAGGCCAGCAGCGTCCCCGATGTCGGCCCAATCGACGTTCAGGAACAGAAGGTCGAGGAGTGCCGCTTCGGCGGCGTTGGTCATGGACATGGTGTTTCCTTACGCCAAAAACTTGAGTTTGTAGATCGAGGATAGGTACTGTCCGACGATCTCGTCAATGATGTTCTGCAGCGGCGTGTCATCCTTCTTGCACACGTCGTAGCGCATCTTTTCGACCTCGGACAGCGAGTCCTCCAAGAACTCCAAGATGTTGCCCGTTTTCTTGGCGCTCATCAAGGTGATCGGGCCGATCAGCCCGTGCCGACCCTGATACGCCTCGGCAAACTTGTCCGTCAAGTCCAAGATGTTGTCGTAGAACTCGTTGAGCGCCGAATGCTTGGAAAACGACCTGGTGTTCAGATGCACGCTGTGGGCCACGTCGCGAGCCAAAAACAACGTGCCTACGAAGTCCGCGCAACTCATACCGGCACCCCCATCGGTTCGCCCATCGGCATCTCAGCCGCGCGCTGGTTGACCACCATGTCGCCAACCGTCATCACGTCGCGCAGCGTCTGCATGACGACCTCTTGCACCTGTTCAGGCTGCATGCCCGCGGCCATTGCCTGCAGTCGCCGTGTCTCGGCCTCGTATGCCTTGACTTCGGCGTCCGTCTCAGCCTTGAACTTGTCGATCTCCAGCTTCTGGGCTTCCATCGACTGATGGACGCGCTGGAGCATGCTGGCCATCTGCTGCATTTCCTGCGCCATCGCCTGCATCTGCTGGTTGGCGGCTTGCAGCGCCGGATTTTCGTCGGCGTCGCTCATGATCTGCGGGTCGATGGTCTTCTCAAACCGCTTGGCCAGTTCCTGCGCGCCAGGCCAGTCCATGTTCTTGACGAACAGGTCGCCGGCCACTGCCCACAGTTGCGGGTTGGTCTGCAGCAGTTGAGCCATCGCCTCCAGCGCCTCCTGACGCTTGGTCGCGTAGCCCGGACCCGTCACCACCACCACGTCGTATTTGCCGACGCTGGGGTTGTAGATCTTGTCGATCACGATGCCCTGCTGGTCAACGATCTTGCGCACCGGCTCAGGCTGCATGGGACTCATCTTGACCATGCTGGACTCGCCATCCTCGCCAATGATGCGAGCGATGCGTTCCGTGTCGTAGATCTTGGGGATCAGATCCACCAGTTGGCGAGTAACATGACGCACAGCCCGAGCCAGATTATCAACATAGTGGTACGTCCCCGTGTCGCCTTCACGCTGGCGGGCCAAGATGGCCTTGCCTGAGCGTTCGTTGCCTTCCAGCCCCAGCGATGCGTTGTACTGCCCCGTAGTGCCCTTGATGTCCTCTGCGGCCCCCATCTTGGCCTGAATCAGGCCCGTCTGGGCCATTGGCGGCATGGCGCGCTGCGGCAGCGGCAGCGTATTGCCCGCGCCGTCCGTCACATCGGGGTTGACCTCAAGATACGGCCAGTTCTGGGTGTTTGCAGTCTTCCACTGCGTCTCGTACCCTTCAAACTGCCCGCCGTAGCCAATGAACGGCGCTTTGGGCGCCAGCGCCAGCATCTCGGCCTCTTGGCTGGTCCAATAGTTGTACATCCGCTGGGCGTCCTTGGCGTTGCGCACCAAGCCCGAGACGTACACCCGGCCATCGACCTCGTACTCGTTGCCGACCACCCGCACCACGGGAATGTACTTGCCGGCCCACTCCTGCTCCTCAAGGATCTCGTAGCCGTTGATCTTGCACCACTTGATCTTCTTGCGGTCGGCCTGGCGCGAGCGAATCGGCTTGCCAAACATCGCCTTGAGTTCCTTGTCCTCAAACGACCCGGCAAACGCCGTCTGGTTGCCCGGATACAGGTTCAGCGTGGCGGTGTCGTAATCGACGTAAAAGTACTCAGCGATGCGGATCGTGTCGTCGTTAATCCACTGGCTCAGGGACTGGTCGCCCACACCCAGACTCATCAGCGTGTTGGCCGGTGACGCCTTGGGGTACAGCCGGTGGTACTCCTCGCGGGTGATGTCCTCAGTGATAAAGCACCACTTGGCGTCAGCCCCGCAGGGGTCTTGGATCATCGGGTCCATGTAGACCGAGAACGAGTTGCGCACCCGCCCGATCTTGATGTCCTGATCGAAGGTGTTGTCGTCGCAGTACTCGGTCAGGATGCGGATGTAGCCCTCACCGAACGACACTTGGTTCTCGCAGGCCGTGTCGTAGGCCACGTCGGCGTCAGAGATGTACTCAATGTGCCGCACCACGCCGTCAAAGATCTCCGCGACCTCAATGTCGGCCTTGTCGTCGGCCGGAATCACCTTGCCGCTGGGGCGGTTCTGCCGCTGGTCGTTGGTGACCTGCCGGACGTGCTGCGGCAGCTTGTTGATCGTCAGGCACGGCCTGGCGTTGATCGTCTGCCCCTGCACCGCGCCGCGGGTGGCCAAAACGTCCGCTGGCCACTGCCAGTGGTTGTCCGGACTGCCGGCGAAGAACTTCAGGTCGTCGATTTCGTCTTCCCGACTCTCGCTGTAGGCCGAAATGGCTTGGTTCAGCCGGGTACGGGCGGTGGCCAAAACGTCCGATTCGGACTTGTTTTTGCCCCCGCCACCGTTGGCAACGGCTGCTGCGGCGGTGATGCCGGTGTAGTCAGCCATTACTTGCTCTTCTTCGCCGTCTTGGCGGACTCTTTGAATGCTTTGGCAGTCGGGGCGCCGGAAGCGCCCGGTTTGCGCATCTTTTCGCCAGAGCCTTCTTTGATACGCTCACGCTTGGCGTGGATATTCGCGTACAAACCCGGTTTTGTTGCCATTACGCCCCCATCCAACTTGCCGACATTTGGCTTCTGTCGCGCATTGTAAGCGTTCTGGGGCGGTCCACGCGCTCTCTGGAGGCCACAGGAAAGGCAAACGTGACCGCCAGCGCGTCAGCAGCGTCTGGAGAGGCCAATCCGCGGGCTTTCATGTCCTTTTTCGACTCCAGATAAAGCGTTCCGCTGCTGTCAGGCTTGGTTTTCGGCCCCGTCAGGTCCGTTTTAAGCTGCCGGTCCTCTTTGATGGCCGCAGTGCGCAACCAGTCGCGCATCGCACCCCACATTTCGGCCCGTTTGTTGCCCCACATGACCTGGTTCTTGGCTTTCCAGCCAAAATTGACGCCGCGCACCTTATAACGCTGCTCGTTCAGCCTGTCAAGGATGCCGTACCCCAGCCCGCCCTCGTCCAGCACCACCAACGTCGGCTTGAAGTCCTCAATCGCCTCAATGACGTGCCCCACCACCGTCATGGTGTCGTCGCCGCGGTAGCGCCGGATCTCCACCAGGTCGCGGCCTTGCCTGACCACGATGACGGTGGAGTCCGACCCGCTGCGCGCCGGGTCCACGCCGATCACGATGGGTGCTCCGGGGTCTTTGTACTTGGCGCGCTTGAACGCTTCATCGACCAGCCGCGGCGCGATGAACTGCTCGTCGCCCGTTGACGGGAATTCGCCGTAGACCTCAATGCGGGCCTGCGGGCTGTCCTCGCCGTACTCCTCGATGATCTGCTCGTAGACGCTCTTGTCCGTGTCCTCGACCGTGCGGGCGTCGATCTGCCGCGTGTTCCAGAACGCCCGCTTGGCGTTGAAGCACTCGTAGAAGTACCCTTGGTTGCGCCGGGGGTTGCTGAACGCCAGCCAGAACCTGTGCGGCGTGTTCTCCGTGAAGAAGCCCTGCGCCACGTCCCAGATCGTGTCCGGTATGCCGCTGGCTTCGTCAAAGATCAGCAGCACGCCGTCGCTGTTGTGCAGGCCGGCGTAGGCGTCGGGGTTCTCCTCCGACCACAGCCGCCCCTCCGCGCCCCAGTACCGCGTGCCCTTGCGTAGGTCGCGCTCGACGATCTCGCTCAACCACTTGGCCGGCGTGATCCGCGTCGCGCTGATCTCCCACCAGTGGTTGTTGATCAGCATCGCCAGCCACTTCGTAATTTCGGCCCAAGTGATGCTGCGGAGCTGCGCCTCGCTGTTGGCCGACACGATCACGCTGGCGCCGATGCGCGTGGTCAGCATCCACACCACCAACCAACTGACCAGCGCCGACTTGCCGATGCCCCGACCTGACGCCGTGGCCATGCGCAGCACCTGGTAGGCGTCTATGGTCTGGTTTTTGGCGATGTGGTCGCGGATGTCGCGCAGCACCTGACGCTGCCACGCGCGCGGCCCTTTGTGCTTGGCCAACGGCGTGCCGTTCTCGCCCCACGGGAACGCGAACAGTACGAACTTCTCAGGGTCGTTCGCTATCGCCGGACTCCAGAGCCTGGCCATCAAGCCTTGCTCTTGGTCCGCCGAGAACCGGGGCTCTTGCATCCGTCACCTCATGTACGAGTTCCAACACCCGCGACTGCGCCTGCTCAAGCGCTGCCGTAATGCTGATCTGCTGCGCCACGTCGATCTGTACCTGTTGCTTGGCCACCCAGCCGTGAGCGTGCTTCAGTATCTCAAGCGCCGCCTTGGAGTCGCCGTTCATTGCCGCATCATGCAACACCGTGGACATGGCGATTTCGCCATCCGCGCGCCCTTTCTGCTCAGCCAACTCCGCGATCGGGTCCAATTCGCGCAAGCGCCGGTACTCGCTCGGCAACAACCCAGCCGCCAACGCCAAGTTGTCGCCCTTCAAACCCAGCTTCGCCGCGTCATACACGCGGTTCAGCACGGCCTCCGTGGCTTTGACTTCGCGGATGGTCAGCGGGAGCGACTTGAACATGGCGATCTGAGTATAGCGTAAGCCTTTTCCGTTTGTGTTTGCAAAAATAATTTTTGCTTACGGCCTCAAAAAATAAAAATTGTTTGCGACCCCTTCGTTTTTGACCGCTCAGGTCGCCGGCCCTCCCCTCCCCCCATCCTGGCGCCTGGCCGCACGCCGTCTGCCGTCTGCAGTCTGCCGCCAGCTAGGTCATTAGGTCACGCCTAACCGGGTCGCTGGCCTGGGAGACAAGGCCACCTTGGTGCTAGGTGATCTAGGCTATGCC